AATATATGAAAAAATCTTTTTTAAACAAAGGAAAGTGTTTTAAACCTTTAATTATGTTTCAGTATTTATTTTTCTTTTTCTTTTAAGAATATCTAATACTGTTACTATTTTAACATATTTGAAGTATGGTGTGTAATGATAGCAATAAATAAGTTATTTAATACTAAAACTAGTGGATTGTTAGTAAATGAAAAACCATTAGATAAAATTAAAAACCAATTTAAAGATGGAGAATAATGTAATAACACAAGAGCAATATGAGTACATATTATCAATGGCTAAAGATTTTCCTGATTTAGTTAAAGCTAAAATAAAAATGTATTCTAGGAATGAATTAAAATTATTTACTAATTTAATGTACCAAAATGGGTATACATTTTATAATAAACGTAATATAAAAGAAAGATATCTATTTACTAAAAATCCAATAAAAGTAGCAAATTACTTAATTAATAATCCAATTAACCCAAAATAAAAACAAAAAGTTATGAGCAAGTACACAAGCGAATTCCTAAAAACAACATCAGAAGATGTAAAAGCTGAATTAAGAAACAAATTAACAAACATTACAGATGTTTTTTTAAATGAAAAATCTGACTTTAAAAACGAGTTAGTTTTATCTGCATTCGAAGATGAATCACTTTTCAAGTATGCATTAGAAACATTTAATGAACTTGATGAAGAAGAACCTATTAGTATGAGTGATATGCCAACTGATGAATTTAAAATTGTTGGTATTGAACTTCTTTTAATTAAATTAAAATTAGCAGAAGACAATGGTAAAAATTAATCATGAATTACCTGTTAAACTTTTAAATAAGTTTGATGGGTATAATGACATTGATTTTTGTTTACCTGTGTTTTATAAAAATATCCCAAAATATAGAGATCATTTTTTAGAAAACCGAAACAAAGGTAGATTATCTATCATGGATAATGGTTTATTTGAAGGAAAAATACCTCCCGAAACCGAATTATTCGAAATGTTGTTAGATCTAAATCCTAGTTTATTTGTTGTCCCTGATGCGTGGGATAACCCAATAGAAACTTATGAAAATGCTGCTAGATGGATGGATAATAAATCTATTTTTAATACAACATATTTTATGGTTGTTATGCAGGGGCAGTATTATGATGAAGTTGCTTCATTGTATGAAAAATGTACTTCATTAGGATATGAACATTTTGCTATTAACCACAGTTCAAGATTATACCAATCCTTTGGTGATAGTAATCGACTTATAAACCAAATGAATGGTAGAAAAAAATTACTTGATAATTTAAAATCTGATGGGTTAATTAAAGATAATCACTACATTCATTTATTAGGGTGTTCTCTACCACAAGAAGGTTTACTTTATAAAGGTAAAGAAGAATATTCATTTATATCATCTGTAGATACATCTAATCCTATTATTAATGGGATTATAGGAGTAAGATACGAAGATAGTGGTTTATTAACTAAACCCGAAGAAAAAATGGAAAATTTCATTATTTCATCTTTTACAGAAAAACAAATTTCTGATGTAGAATACAATATTCTTAAATTTAAAGAAATGTGGGGTGATCAAAATCAAACAGTTGCACAATTACCTATATAATAAAGGTAAAATAGTAGAAGGACTCAAAGCATTAGACCTTAAACGAGGAACATATGTTAAAGTAATTAGTGGACCGTTACCTGATAGTACTAATAAAGATGCTATCTTAATAAGAACATCAAATAAACACAATCCATTTATAAATATAATAAATAAATCATTATAAAATAATAATCTTATACCTTACACATTTTTAATTTTAAACAAAAAAATATGAAATTTATAAAAAACGGCAGCGTATTAAGTATTGCTGATGTAGAAGAAACGTATGAAAGCATGCCTAAAGGGGTATGGCTTTTAAAACGAAACCTGAGTGGGTTTTTCTTTCAAGAAAAAGAAAACTTTAGCCTACCTAGTAAAATATATGGAGATCATTCTATAATCAGTAGGTGGAAAAAATCATGGGAGCATAACTCAAGTAAAAACATGGGTATACTTTTATCAGGAATAAAGGGATCTGGTAAGACTATCACAGCACAGAAATTTTGTAATGAAATGGATGTTCCTGTCATTATTATTAATGAAGCTTTTGTAGGTACTGAGTTTATTGATTTCCTTTCAAACAAGGAAATAGGTGAAGCTATTGTGTTTATTGATGAGTTTGAAAAAATATACTCCGAGCAAGACCAAAACGATATTCTATCGTTAATGGATGGTTTATATCAAACAAGATTAATATTTTTACTTACTATTAATAAGTTTAATATTAATGAGTACCTTATTAACAGATTAGGTCGTATTAAATATCGCAAACATTATGATTCGTTAGATAGTAGTGTTGTTAGTGAGGTTATTGATGATATGTTAGTTAATAAACAATATAAAGAAAGTATTTATGACTTTTTTGACCAGTTAGGAACAACAACATATGATATACTTGTTAATATGATTAAAGAAATTAACTTGTTTGATCAAGATGCACTTGAATGTGCTAAACACCTTAATCTTAAACGTGAACCAAGGTTTTATAATATTAAAGAAATATACGAAGGTATTGAGTATGAATGCCATGGACACATTGTGTCTTCATTTACTGAAGGCTTTGAGTTTGAAATAAGAAGAACAATGTCTGGTAAGGAAGCAATAGACAAAATCCTTCATTCTAGAAGGGAATACAATAACACCCTTAGTATTATGGATATTCCAGAAGATGAAAAATTCAAATCATTTAAAGAACTTCCATGGAGTGGATGGGAAATGTATCTAGAAAGTAGTAGATGTAATGTTATTAAAAACAATGACAAATCATATACTTTAATTAATGATAATTATCCTAACCACTCATTTATCTTTACACCAAGTTATATTAAAACAAATTTAGCATTTTAAATAAATCAAAGTTATGACAGAACCAACAACAGGAAAACATTTTTCCTACACACCAAACCTATTACTGACCCTAAAACACAAGCGCGATATACTGTAGCGGGTGTTATCTATGATGGTCATATGTTATTCGGAGTAGCTAGATGCTCTAATAAAGATCTTTTTACTAAAGAAAGAGGCAGAAAAGTAGCTGAAGGGCGTGCACTTAGAAAACCTTGCTTCCACAAAGTTTTACCCGCTGATGGTAACTTGGGAACGTTTTTCGTTGAAAATGCATTAGAACACCTCAGCAAAGAAAACTTCAAATGTGTTGTCAAAACTAAAAAATAGTTTTGGGTTTTCTGGTTACTGGTTATATTTATAACTGGTTAGGTAGCTTCGGATTAAAATCTGAGGCTACCTTAAACTTATTCCGCGGGGTGGAAAAGCGGTTAATTCGTTGGGCTCATAACCCAAAGTCAGAGGTTCGAGTCCTCTCCCCGCAACTAATTTTATGAAAAATAAATACGTTTTACTTAAAAATAAAGGTGCTTTGCTATATTATGATATTACACCTTATACTTTAGGTATATGGGTGGATAATGAAGTCCATACAAGTTTTACAGGTATATTATATGTAAGAGTATGTTGGGGGTTAGATAAAGATATTGAACTAAAATCATATTTAAATTATGATGAAGTGTTCATAATAGAATCAATAAAAGATTTAATTTCTTATTCCAAATCCTTTGCTTTTTAAATTTTCTTTTGTATATTAAGGGATAAAAGTAAATAAAAATGAACAAACAACGTTTCGCAGTAATATCACTATCAGGTGGGATGGATTCTTCAACACTACTATTAAAACTGTTGAATGAAAAATATCAAATCCAAGCATTAAGTTTTGACTATGGTCAAAAACATAAAGTAGAATTAGAACGAGCTACTGAATTAGTAAAATACATTAATAAACAATTACCTAGTGCTAACATTAATCATCAAATAATTAAATTAGATGGTTTATCTCAATTACTAGTAAGTGGATTAGTAGATAATAACTCTATGGAATTAAAAAAAGGACACTATGCTCATGAAAACGCACTAACTACAGTTGTCCCTAATCGCAACTCTATATTTGCTTCAATAACATACGCTGTAGCTTTATCAATTGTTAAAAAAACAGGAGAACCATGTAAAATAGCCTTAGGTACTCATATGGGGGATTTTAATAATGATGACCAAAAAGGAATATACCCTGATTGTTCAGAAGAATTTAGAGTTGCTTTAGAGCATGCATTTAAAATAGGAAACTGGGATTCTGACAAAGTAGATTATTATGCTCCATATAATGTAACTGACAAAACTGGAGTGTTAAAAGATGGTATTGCTAACTGTCTTAGTTTAGGTTTAGACTATAAAGAAATATACAAACGTACAAACACATCATATAAACCTATTTATGTACCTAGACCAGCAAGCACTTCTAGAGTAGAAGAGGCACATAGAACTATATTTGGTGACTGGTATTCAGATTATGAATCGGGTAGCTCAGTAGAAAGAATACTTAGTTTTGTAGAACTAAATATTGAAGACCCTGTTCAATATGCCGAAGAAAACGGCACGTTAGTAACATGGGAACATGTTAAAGAACATGCTTTAAAAATTGAAAAAGAATTTAATTCTAGAAAATAACCCTTTATGGAAAATAAAGAAATAACTGAATCAATTGGTCAAATGATAGATAGTAAAGATCTAGCTAATATTCAGTTAGCAGCTGCTATTATCAAAGCTCAACCTGACATGATTGACAGTGATGCTTTAAAAGGTCATTGGTATAACATAAATGATATTATAACTGATAAAACAGTTAAGTATGTTGAATTATATTATCATGGTGGTACTTCTGATAAAGTATATATTGTTAATCTTAAATGTGTAAATAAAAATAACATAATAGAAGTCCATTATGGACGAAGAGGTAAAAAACTTGTTACAGATAATAAAGGTAGCTTCTTATACCGTCCATTAGCAGATCGTAAGTTTGATGAACTTGTTAAAAGTAAAATGAAAAAAGGATATATTAAAATTGAATAAAAATGAAAAAAATACTATTTGTATGTACCGCTAACAGGTATAGAAGTCGTACAGCATACGAACTATTTAAAGATACACCTAAATACGATGTTTCATCGTGCGGATTAAATAAATTTTACGTTAATGATACTATTAAATATGTTTGGCCTCATGCTAAACATTTTGATAAAAGTTTATTTGAATGGGCTGATGTTGTGTATGTGATGGAAAATAATCATGAAAATGATATTGTTAAAAGAGCTATAGCTGGACATTGGGATATTGATTTAAAGAAAATTGTTAATCTAAACATAGATGACATTTATGAATACAATGATCCTGTTTTAGTATCGTTGTTAAAAGAAAAAGTAAAATTATAATGCGTAAAATGCAAACAATTACAAGAAAGGGAAACTTCGATTCAGGACATCGAGTCATGAATGAAGCCATGAAATGTTTCAATATCCACGGGCACACTTATTTATACGAATTAACTTTTGCATTTGAAAATATTGATGACATAGGTTATGCTATAGATTTTAAAGAAATTAAAAGAGTATTTTGTCAATATATAGATGATGTTATAGACCACGGAATGATACTTAATCCTCATGATTATAAACTTATAGAAACTACTAAAGAATATAAAACTAAGTTGTGGTTAATGAGTTTAAATGGTAAAGGGGAATATTGTAATCCATCTGTAGAAAACATAGCAAAAGAACTATTTTTAGCAATGGAAATATTGTCAAATACGTTATATTCAAAAGCCCCAACAGGGTTAAAAATAAATAGGATTAAAATATATGAAACACCTAACTGCTATACAGAATGTACTATCGATAGCATTTCAGATGTAGAAAAACGTAATTTCTATAATGTTAATCAAACAGCTATAGAGCAATATGCTTTAGGTAAAGGTGTTATAGAATATGATGATAGAAAAATGCATAGTGCTAATAGAATACCAGAAGGAGGATGCTAAATGAACGATAAATTAAATATAAGTAGTGATTTTTACACTGTACAAGGAGAGGGAATATCATCTGGTATTCCCGCTTATTTCATTAGATTAGGAGTATGTAATTTGCATTGTGGTATGTCACGTAAATTTACTAATCAACTTTTAAAAGATAAAAATTTAGAAGATGGTGAAATATTTGAGGGTGATCTGCATAAAGAAGGCAAAGCAACATGGACTTGTGATTCCACTAGTCAATGGTTATGGAGAGGTGAAGATAAAGATTTCCAATATGTTATTGATAGATGGAAAGAACAAGGGTTATATGATGGTATTAGGAATGGCACAATCCATGTTATTTGGACAGGCGGTGAACCTACATTACCAGCACATCAAGAAGCTATTGTTAATTTCTCCCAATACTGGGATCAAGTAGATCCAATAAGACCAGGAACATGTGGTAAAGCATCATTTAATGAAATTGAAACAAATGGTACTGTTGTTATTGGAGAATTATTTGACCATATAGAACAAATTAATTGCTCTCCTAAACTATCTAATTCAGGTATGACTGAAAAACAGCGCATAAATCCTGAAGCTATCAATCGCATAAAAGAGCACCATAATTACCAATTTAAATTCGTTATTTCAACGGAAGAAGATGTTCTCGAAATATTCCGTGACTTTGTAGAACCATTTAAAATACCGCTTAAAAACGTTGTTTGTATGCCTGGTTTAGATGATGCTGTAAATTTTGAAGAACGTACTCGATTTGTAATGGAGATGGCTAAAAAATATAGATTTAGAGGAATGACTAGATTACATATCGCGGCTTGGGGAAAAACACTTGACTGTTAGTTACAGAACATATCAATAAAATAAAAAATGGCAACGTTATATAGCGAAGAAGAAATACAAACAAGAGTAAAAGCTCTTGCTAAAGAAATAACATGGGAAATATGTCATCAAAACGGTAAACAGCCACCCATATTCATATGTGTGTTAAACGGAGCATTTATGTTTTTCACAGATTTAGTTAAACATGTCCCTGTAGATATAGAAATAGACTTTGTTAAAGTTAAATCATACACAGGTCATTCTAGATCAGAAATAGAAATTAGAAAAGATATAGAAAAAGATATACTTAATAGAGATGTTTTTATTGTAGATGATATACTAGATTCAGGACATACTATGTTAGGTTTAATGTCTCATCTTAAACAGTACTCACCTAAATCTATTACACCTGTAACATTATTTAGAAGATCAACAACACCCGAAACTATAAAAGGAACTTATGTCTACCACAGTATTGTGTTAACAACAGAAGTTTTTCTTCATGGGTATGGTTTAGATGGTGAAAATGGGTTATATCGTAACCTCCCATACATTATGGGAGAAGAAATGGAAATAGAATAAAAAATGAAATTGTATGTTTTAAATATGGCTAACTCAAGTGCTATAGGGTTTATTAAAAAAAGGCGAGTGCCATTAGTTATGGTAGTTGATGATAACATAACTGAAAGTGTAATAAAATATACTTATTTAGGGATTAATACTCAATCAAAAGATGATAAAAGTTATGCAATAGATCCATTTTATTTAAAACCGCTAACTACAATAAAACAGTTTATAGCATATTATAAAATTTACAAATAAAAATGGAATTATATATTTTAAATACAAGATATGGTAACTGTGTAGATTTTATAAAAAATAAAAGTGTACCACTAGTTATGATTAAAACAACACAATCCATGTTATTTGGACAGGCTGGGTATGAAGGAATTGATGATGTAATTAGATATACACATTTAGGGGTTAATACCCAAATCAATGGGGGAAATGCTATACACATAAATTATTTATGCTCTTTACATACATTTGAACAATTTTTTAAGTATGTTAAAACATACAAATGTAATTACGGAACATAATGAAAAAAGGTGATATAGTAATATGTAACGTTTATGAGGCCCATAGTCTAGATATATATAAAAAAGGACTAATACCCTTAGTGATGAAAGTAGTAGATAGTACCGAAAGTTTGATAACATATGATTATATAGGAAAAGATCAAAAAATTGACCGAAATTATAGAGTTTTATGGAAAGAACATGTTAATAAGTTATACACAATAAAACAGTTTCTTGAATGTTGCAAACATGTAAAAAAACAATTATGGAGTTTGTAGAAGGTGATATTTTAATTATAAATCTTGAAGAAAGTGGGTATTTCTATAAAATAGAAATCTTTATAAAAGAAGAAATGCTTCCTCCTGTTATGTTAGCTGAGTGGATAGACAATGAATATGATACTATATTTTACAAACACATAGGGATTGATCAAAAAGATGAATACAGTTATGAAGTACATGAAGAGTATGTAGAAAAACTACATACATTTAAACAATTTTTTAAATATATAAAAGGATACAATAAAATAAAATATGACTCAAAATAAAAAATCATTTACAACTGAAAACCTTGAAATAACTAAACCGGGTTATTCAAATGGTATTTCAACACAACTTGCTAAATTAATAGCAAAAGGAGAACATCGTTCTTTAAACGATAAAGAGAAACAAAAAATAATTAAAAGAGCATCTAAAGTATTTGAAAAATTTTTAACAGAAATGGGTGTTGATTTTGCTAATGACCCTAATTCTATGGATACAGCAACTAGATTTACTAAAGCATTAGTAAATGATATTTGGAAAGGTAGGTATAATGTGCTTGATGATATTTCGAGTTTTCCAAGCAGCTATAAAGGTATAGTTATGGAAAAAGACATACCTATTGTAAGTACATGTTCACATCATTTGCAAACTATAACAGGGAAATGCCATATTGCATATGTTCCTGGTGTAGAAGGTAGAGTAGTTGGTTTATCTAAATTAAATAGAATATGTGAAAACTTTGCACGTAGAGGTGCTATCCAAGAAGATTTAACAGTAGCTATTCATAAGGCAGTTTCTACTGTAGTAGAAGGAAATGATGGTGTTATGGTTGTTATACATGCTAGCCATCAGTGTGTATCTTGTAGAGGAGTAAAACATGATGGTGCTAGTATGATTACTAGTGAAGTATCTGGGGTATTTGCAGATCACAGTAAAACAGCTAAAAATGAAGTTTTGCATTTTATAAATATGTAAAAATGGATATAAATGCCTTAGCTATAAGTTTATTAGCTATTAATGATGATGGGTCGTTACCAGACCAACCCAATAAACACATGTTAATGTTTAAAGTTAAAAGAGGGCCAACATGGGAATGGGGTTTCCAAGATAGACATGGAGTTGGTATCCTTACAGGTTACCGTAGTGGTATATGGGTGAGAGTATTGTTGGGTATTGAATATCATAATGGTTATAGGGTTGGTTTTGACCCTGATGAATGTATTGATTATCAAGATATAATAATTGAACTAGTACCATTTAAAGAATTAATAAATAAAATAAATGTTAAAAATAAATAGTGATCAAGCAACACAGCAAATATTAGATTTAGCTTGTTTGTACCCTAGTTTATTTATAATAAAAAGAGGTCCTTCATGGGAATGGGGTAATCAAGATAGTAACACACCAGGAAAAATAACAGATAGTAATATAAAGGATGGTTTAAGAGAAAAGTGGGTAAACATTGTGTGGTTTAATAATCATGGAAATAATTATAGAATAAGTAAACCCGATTTCACAATAGAATTAAAAAAAATAAAATAAATGTTAATAACAGGGAAAGAAATAAATGAAAAATATGTTACTCCTAGTATGTTTACTAAAGTAAACCAAGTAGGAGTAGATTTATCCGTATCACGGATAGAAAAAATAAAAGGTGGAGTAGTTGTTTTACAAGATAAAACAATAGTTAAACCTGAAAACTATGAAAATGTCGAAACAGTTTTATTAGACAACAAGCATATGTGGGTGTTAGAACCAGGGTCATATGCTATTACGTTTAATGAAGGAATTAAAATACCTTCAAATTTAACAGGGTTTATGCTTCAACGTTCATCACTTATGAGAGGAGGAGCCACTATAGTATCTTCAGTGTGGGATTCAGGTTTTGAAACAGCTTTTATGGGTACCACCATGATAGTAAACACTCCTATAACTATTGAGCTGAATGCTAGAATAGCTCAGTTCTTTATGCATGAGAACCACGAACCACATGAACTGTACTCTGGCCAATGGCAAGGTAAAACTAATCACAATTAAAATGTTTCACCTATTTGGGAAACAGTAATATTCATTACCAAAATTATATATGGTAATATACATTACCACAAACCTTGTAAATGGAAAAAGGTATATAGGAAGAGATAGTAATAATAATCCTCACTATTATGGATCTGGAACTGCTATTAAAAAAGCACTTAAAAAATATGGTAAACATAATTTTAAAAAAGAAATTCTAGAACATTGCGACAATACAGAAAAATTACAAGAACAAGAAATGCATTGGATCAAAAAATTTAATGCAGTCGAATCTGATGAGTTTTATAATTTAGATAATAACACCTATGGGTCAACTAAATTTAATAAACCTTCACCTGATTCAAAATCCCAGAAAATGAAACAGTATTGGAGTAGCATGCTGCCAAATGAAAGGGTAAAATTTAGCGAAACAATGTCTAACGCTCAATCTAAAAAAGGTAAAAAACATTCACCTCAAAGTAAATTAATGATTGTTAAAAACAGAAAAACATTTAGAGTAAATAATCGAAAATCAAAAGGTTTGAGAGTGCAAAGTGAAAGTACTAAACTTTTAAGAAGTAAAATAATGCAAGATAAATCACAAAGTTACTCCAAACTGTTTATGATAAAAGTAGACCAATATACACTAGATGATGTATATATTAAAACATGGAATAGTTTAAGTGATATTAAAGCATCTTTAAATTTAGATATTGGTAGTATAAGTAACTGTATAAATGGTAAAAGACAAAAAACAGTAGGTGGTTTTAAATGGAAGAAACATTCTATATAAATAAAAACAAACATAAAAATTACAATGTATCAGGCAGTATTTTACGATTATAAAACACATACATATTATCTCCGTGATGATAAATCCCCTAAATTCCAAGAAATTAAGTACTACCCAACATACTATAAACGTGTTGCTTCTAATATAGAAGGTTCACTACCTGTATTAACAGGAGGCTATGCTATACCTACTCAAACATATAACAAAGACGACAAAGGTTTATTAGAAAAAGATATAAACAAAGAGTTAGTTTTATTAAGAGACATGTACTATAAATTTGACGATGTTGTGCCTTCATGGCACTCATTGTCATATTTAGATATAGAAACAGAAATGGGTGGAGCGCTGACTTACGAATACATAAAGTCAGCACCTATGCCTTTAACATCAATAGCTGTTATAGACATTAATACTAAAACAAAATATTGTTTTATTGTAGATAAATCTAAAAAGATTCAATCTATAGAACAACCAGGTAAACACATTATACCTTGCAGCAGTGAAAAAGATTTAATCAAAACATTTTTAAATAAATGGGAAGAAATTGATTCTACTATTGTAGCTACTTGGAATGGGTCGTTTTTTGATATACCTTATCTTTATTACAGAATAAAAAATGTATTTAGTGAAAAGGAAGCAAACAGGTTATCACCTATAAAAAAGGTTTCTATCCAAGAATGGGATGAATCTAACCCTATAAGGTTAGGAGGAATAAACCATTTAGACTACATGTTGTTACATAAAAAGTACATAACAAAACAAGAACCAAGTTATAAATTAGGTTCTATTGGTGAAAAATATGTTAATTTAGGTAAAATAGAGTATGAAGGTAACTTAAATACTTTATTTGAAAAAGACAAAAACCTGTTTATAGATTATAACTTACGAGATGTAGAAATATTAGAAGCATTAGAAGGTAAACTTAAGTTTATTGAACTAACAATATTGTTGTGTCATGATTGTCTTGTACCCTATGATCAAATATATTATACTACAGTCTTAAATGAAGGTAAAGTACTTAAATATCTTAAAAGAAAAAAAATAGTATCTAATAATAAACCCACAACTGATCATCCTGAATTAAAAGGAGTAAAAGACGAATATGCTGGTGGGTTTTTATTACAACCATCTGTAGGGTTACATAAATGGGGTGCTGACTTTGATGCAACTAGCCATTATCCTAGGATAATTATAGATTTAAACATAGGAAATGAAACTTTAATAGGGTGGATCGAAAATAATGATAAGTACAATTGCTGGTTATCATTAGAAGAACTAAAAGAAATGGATCCTGAAGATACTCTTACTTTACATAGAGTAAAAGGTGATAGTAAGCTTATTAAAGTTAAAAACATAATAAAATTTATAGAAACTGAAAATGTTTCTATAGCTGCTAGTGGAGCTATATTTGACACGTCTAAAAAAAGCATTCTTGGTGAGATTTTAGAAAATGGTTTTGATTTACGACAATCGTATAAAAAAATCATGAAAGAAGCAGGAAAAAATAAAGACTGGGAAAAATATGAGTTATACAAACTCAAATCAGATAGTATAAAGATATTTATCAATGGTTGTTATGGTGCGCTGTCTTTACCGGGTTTTAGATATTCAGATGGTAGATTTATATTGTCGAAAGCCGTAACTCTTACAGGTCAACGAATTTCTATGGAAGTAATTCGCGAAATGAATAATTACATGTTAGAAGATTTAAATAAAATGTAGAATGAAGTTTGATGTTCACGAAAATAGAGATTTTTTTATAGCAGCCGACACAGATAGTGCTATTTTTACAATGGACCCATTATTAAAAAAAGTACTAGGCGAAGACTACAATACTAGATGCACAGATGAAGAAATTATGGCTGAAATGAAAACGTATTTGAAAAAATACAGTGATAGACTAAATAATGAGTATTTAGATGTTCTATCTAAAGACAAATTTAATGTTACTAACCATAAGTTTAATTGGAAAACAGAAAATATTATAAAAACAGCATTATGGACCGGAAAACGAAGGTATGCTCAATTTATTGTTGAAAAAGAAGGAGTAGTTGTTGAAGAATTAGATTTTAAAGGGTTAGAGTTGTTTAAATCAAACCAAAACCCCATATTTAAGAAATTTGGAGAAGGTTTAATTAAAGGAATTTTGTTTAACCAACCTAAACATGAGATAGATACAAGTATTGTAGAGTTTTATAAGTCATTAAAAGATATAGAACCTAAAAAACTAGGAAAACCTACAGGTGTATCATATATGAAAAAATGCATAGCATCTCCACCAAGAGCAGGACAGATATTTAGTAAACTTAACATTAATACAAAACAAAACAGTAAATCAGCTATATTTTATAACGATTTACTTAAATTTAAAGGATTAGATAAGCAATATGAATCAATTATAGAAGGAGATAAAATATCTATAATAAATTTAAAACCTAACCCTTACAGAATAGATGTAATAGGATTACCTAACGCTAAAGTCCCACCAGATATAGACAAATTTGTAAAAGAGTTTATAGATATAGAAAGTATATTTGAATCACTAATCATGAATAAATTTAGAGATTTATATGATGATATACAGTGGGAATTACCAAACCTTAACCCCAACATTAGTAAATTTTTTAAGTATTAAAGGATTTCCTTTGTTACTATTTTCTTTTTTAGTATATTAAAATAATTAAAAACATGATAAAAATTAAACCTAAAAGGCAATGTTATATTAACAGTAGCTACGACCACAGACTAGGAAAACAAACACCAAATATGATCAGAACATATGGGAGAAATAATGAAATATCATTAGACCCCACTGAGTATAAAGATCTAAAAACAAAACTAGAACAACTTGCTAAATCAACTGACAAATTATCAAAAGGAGATAAATATTATACTAACAAATTATCAGGAATACCTAGATTTAAAATGAAAAACATTTCAGATACTTGGGATTTATCAAAAACAACTAAACTAGAAAACTCAAGTGTTATTATTCTTAATAAAGATAAAATGTTAGACATGATAAGTTTATTAAAAAATAAAAACTCTAAACAAATACACTCATTTACTTCAGAATTTATTGAAAAATATAAAAGTATGTTCACATCTGACCTTATCACTTCAATTGATGAGATCAATTCTAAATACCCTGAATTAAACTGTAATGAGGTGTTTTATATAGACGATTATTACATGCAAAACTACATACCAACCATTGTTAATGCTTTAGATGTTAGTAAAATGGTCTTACCTGAAAAAATATGGTATTTTACTGAAGATGAATTAGAGGAATATATTAAAATAGTTAATTATTTAGATAATAATCCTAATGTTAAAGTAATATATGATGAAGATTTACTTGAAACACTTAATAGTAATGGTATAACATTAGATACTGATATTGAAAACAATATTAAAGATATGTTGTTTAATAAAGATGAAGCTGTAGTAAAATTAGGTGTTGAAATGCTTTCAAATATTGAACTAACACCTTTAAATACTATGAAAATTGGATTTATATTAAATACAATGTATTGTAATGGTATTAATATTAGTAAGTACTCTAGTGCTAATAGAAATTTCGCATCAATGTTAGCCTATTTAAATAGTAAAAAAGTTTATTATAACCAAAATTGGAAAGTATTTAATCTTTCAATGCAAAAAGAATTTAAAGGCGAAGAAGAAACAAAAATTATACATGAAAGTATTGTTTTTAATATTAATAAAGAATTTAAACAAGCCTTTCCTAAAGCAAACTTAGTTACAAAAATTGATTTTCAAACAAAATAAAAAACAAAACCAGTTATGTCTACACAATTAGAACAACCAGAAACTCCAGAAACTGAAGTTCCACAAACACCTGTACAAGCACCATCATTTAATAGTGCTAAAATTCATGAAGATTTAGCTAAAATAGCTAAAAAACTCATGTTTAAAGAGCCATTTTATGGATTATTTTTAATATCTTTAAATAAAGATCTTACTATGGAAATACCCACAGCATGTGTAAGTAAAAATGGTATTAACGTGCAATTATCTGTAAATCCAGAATTTTGGATGAAACAAGATGATATGACTAAAATAGCCATATTTAAACATGAGTTATTGCATGTAGCACTAAATCATTTAGGTTTAATGAGTTCATTTTATGATAAAAAGCTTTTAAATATGGCTGCTGATTTAGAAATAAATCAGTATATTCAAGATGAATATAAAGGCCCAACTTGGGATGGTTTAGAAATAAATAAAAAACCATTTGATGCTCTTAAATTACCTGAAAAAGCAGGTACTAGAGAGTACTACAAACTTCTTCAACAAGAAGCAGAACAAAACCCAAATGGTGATGTAGGTAAAATGTTACAAGCTTTAAAAGACCAAGAAGGTGGACAAAGTATTACTGTAACATTAGGAGATGGAACTGAAATTAGTGTACCATGTACTCATGATTTTTGGAAAGAATTTGAAAATATGAGTGAAGCTGAACAAAAATTGATCCAAAAACAAATTGAACATCAATTAAAGGAAACAGCAGAAAGTGTTCAACGTAGTAGGGGTACAATTCCTAGTGAACTATCTTCAATTATTGGTGCTTTATTTGAAATAGAGGAACCAGTGATTGATTGGAAATCATATATTAGACGTTTTAATGGTATGGCTAATAAAGTTTATACTAAGAAAACACGTCGTAAACCAAACAGAAGATTTGGTGATGGTCCTGCATTAAAAATAAAAAATAAGAAAAACACGTTAGTAGCTATAGATACATCTGGATCTGTATCAAATGCTGATTTGTTAGAATTCTTTAATGAAATTCACCATATCCACAAAACAGGAACTCAAATAGATATTATTGAATGTGATGCAGCTGTACAAAGAGTGTATGCTTATGATGGTAAAAAAGGCGAACAAATTAGTGTAAAAGGACGTGGTGGAACAGATTTTGAACCAGTAATGCAGTACTTAAATGAACATGGTCGTAAATATCAAAACTTAATCTATTTAACAGACGGAGAATGCTGTGCACCTCAGACAAATCCTAAAAAACCTGTATTATGGGTATTGTGTTCAGGTGTTAGAATAAATAATGACTTACCAGGACAGGTAATACAGATAACAAGATAATGAGTGTAGACAACACAATAGGTGTGTTAAGAGGATTTTGGTTGCTTAACAATAAGCAGCCAATGTCTTCTGACATAGAAGAAATATTTAACGATACCCTAGATACATTAGGACCACTTATAAAGAATGATAATGTTCATTCATTAGATGAGCAAATGTTTTCTAATTTAAGAAACCATCTTAAATCATCAGATGAATCAGATAAAAATTTAGCAGTTGAAATTCTTAATGCTTGTGATTTAACTGATTTCCAAACTAGGAAATGGGTATGTGAAATTGTTTCATCGGGGGAATATGATATAACTTTTGATGTGTCTGATAAGTTAGAAAACGGAACCTTTAAATTTTTTACAATGAAACAGTATCTTGAAAAAGGAAATTATGACGGGTTTTAATATAATGCAACACAATTATAAGGAAAGTTTAATTTTAACATTAAAAAACGAATATAAACATTTCCCCCAAATAACACTACCCGAACCCCAAGGTTCATTTATTGAATCTATGTTATTAATGAACCCTAATTTATCATTAGGAGGATCGTTTGCATTAGAAATATGTGGGTTGTTAGATAACAATGTTAGAACTAAATACCCTGAACATAAACAACACATGCGAGATGTAGATTTTAATTCTAACATTATTATAAGTGAAGAAAAACTATTAGAAATGTGTGATTTTTTTCATTTAGAAAAAGATTACTCTGCGTTTTATAAAACTGAAAATGGAAGACATAGTCTATTAAAAAAAGATATATCTAAAGGTCCCGTTCGTGATAATGATTATAATGTAGATATATTCTATAACAGTTCATTTACAACATTGTCGCTACCTTATAATGGTAGGAATATTAACATAACACATCCAAAAGATATTATTGCTGAAAAGCAAAGATATTCGTTAGATTATTCTTACATAAACAGATTAAAACATGAAAAGGATATTCAAATAGTTATGAACTTACCTAACATGTCCCACATTATGTGGAAAATTTCTCGAGTATGTAAACTTCAAAACAGCATAAGAAATTTAGAAGAAATTACATCTAAAATAACAGATATATGATAGAACAAAGTATTTTAGAAGGGTTAAAAAACATGATATTATCACCTGACAACAGTGATATATCAATGGCCGTCGACATTATCGACCTTCACACAGATGAAGAATCTAAGAAAAACATTTTAGAATTAACTAAAATGGTTGTTGACAATGATAAACTGTTTCCTAAAAACTCATTTTGGGTAGCATCAACACCTGAAGGTAGAATTTTACTCCTGGGGAGTAAATCAGCTTTTGATAGTGAAACCGCTTGTAGGTCAGCATTATCAAAGCATTTTACAAATAAAATAGGAACATCTAAAACCGCACCTTCACGTGAAATATGGAATTTAGAACAGTTCAATACTTTAAGTATGTATATTAATGCAGACAATATTGAAGAGTTCTATAAAAAAAACACACAAGCATATCATTACTATTATAGTCAAAAAAGTCCAAAACCTACAAATGTAACTGAAGCAACAAAAATATTTATTGATGAATATAAAGTTAAATTTGGACACATTGATTACAAAATACAAACTGTAAAAAAGAACTCAAATACATACCCTGTATTTGATTTAAAACAAGCTAAACGGTCTGTATCTGCTTATTATGAACAAGCAACATTGGAACATTTAAAAAAACATGATAAATATTCTTACATATTAAAGAAAATGTTCAGAGGTGGTCGAGAAATGAGGGAATTTATGGTTAATAATAACTTAATTATAATTAAAAGAATATAATTTTTTCCTTTGTCTTTTTTTAAAAATTTTCATATATTCAATTCGTTTAAAAATTAAAAACCCAAATAAAATAAAAGTTATGGCAAAAAACAAAAAAACAAAAGAACCAATCCAATTAAACATTGATGAGACAAAAGATTTTCTTCGTCACATTATATCCAATAATAGGATTATTCAACAACAAGGTAAAGTACCTGTTTCGGTTGAAGTAATTGGTGAATCAGGGATTGGTAAAACATCAACCATTATTCAATTAGCAGAAGAATTAAATCTTAACTTTGTTAAGTTAAATTTAGCACAAATTGAAGAGTTAGGTGATTTAGTAGGTTTTCCTATTCGTCAGTTTGAAATGGTTAGAACTGTTATTAACGAAGCTAACGAAAAAGAAACAACCAGTACATGGATTGATGAACATGCATTTGATGAATCCCTAAAATTAGGATTTGAGTCAACTGGTAATAATAGAATGTCATACTGCGCTCCAGAATGGATTTCTGGTAAAACAAAAGGTGGAATTTTATTATTGGATGACTGGAATCGCGCAGATATTAGGTTTATCCAAGCAGTAATGGAGTTAATTGACCGCCAAACATACATCAGTTGGTCTTTACCTAAAGATTGGCATATTGTACTTACAGCTAACCCTGATACAGGTGATTACCTTGTAAACAGTATTGACAATGCTCAGAAAACACGTTTCATTTCAACAGCATTAAAATTCGATAAAGATTGCTGGGCTAAATGGGCTGAATCAAGTAAAATTGATGGTAGGTGTATTAACTTTGTGTTAATGAATCCTGAATTACTTACTGGTGATGTTAATAGCCGCAGTGCTGTTATGTTTTTTAACTCAATATCATCAATTCCTAATTTTGAAGATAAGTTACCTTTGATTCAAATGATTGGAGAAGGTTCAACTGGATCTGAATTTAGTACAATGTTTACCTTGTTTATTAATAATAAACTTGATAAAATTATTGCACCTGACAAAATCTTTACAGAAGAAAGTGATAATGTTATTAAAATTTTATCGTCTTTAGTTAAAAAAGGCAAAGATTATCGTGCTGATATTGCCTCTACTATTGCAACTCGTATTTCTAACTATTGTGAATTCTTTGCAAAAGAAAACACTGTAAATGTTGATATGATTAAAAGAATATCAACAATTGTTAATTCTGAAATCTTTCAGACTGATATTTGTTACAATATGGTTAAAAACATTTACAACAGTAATCCTGTTAAGTTTAAACCAATGATGTTAGATAAAAAATTGATTGAGTACATTGTTAAATAGGGTACTAATTTATTTTTTAACTGTAATTAGAGAGTGTGGTTTAATATAACCACACTCTTTTTATATAGATAGAAGGTTTCCTCTACAGGTTCGATTCCTGTCATATCTACTAAAAATATAATTTCTATGGATAAATCCCAATTTTTATCATTACTTAATAAGTACCATTTAGATGGTGAAATAGAAACAGTATCTATTTTAACAAAAAAACAAACTGCAACAGTCAAATTCATTAATTCATCAGGTGATTTGATAGGAGAAATAATATGTCCTTCATTCGACGTAACTGACTCAGAAATTGGTATCTTTACCACATCTAAACTCATGAAGATGTTGAGTATATGTGATAAAAAAATTACATTAAGTATTGCAGATAAAAGTCAAATACCAAAAATAATAATATCTGATAATGTATACGATCAAGAGTACGTTTTAGCTGATAAGTTCCTTATACCTAAAGTACCTAAAGTTGAAGAACCTGAATTTGATGTTAATGTTAGTATAACTACTGAAATTATTAAAAGTATAATAGATGCTAAAAAAGTAATATCTAGCGATATTGTTAAATTAACAATGGTTAAACATCTAGAAATTCCTATGCTTAAATTCACATTTGGTGACAACAACCAATACTCAGATAAAATTAGTTATTCAATTGTTGTTGATAAAATTATACCTAATTTAGATCTAAATTTTAGTTCATTACATATAAAAAACATTTTATCATTTAATAAAGATTTAACTAAAGGGAATTTATATTTATCTAAAGACGGATTACTTAAATTTACATTTGAAAGTAGTTCATTAATAGAAAGTAAATATTTTTTAGTAGCAAATGGTAAATAACATAATAGAGTTTAATGATAAAATATATATAATCCAACGTACAATAAAAGAATCTAATAACCCTAATATTGAAAAGTGGAGGGATTATTTAAATACTGATATTGTTTTGAAAAAAAATGGTATATTGTATTTTTTAGAAGAAATAAAAGAAGCTGAAATAGTTCCTATAGGATATATTGAGCAACAAACAAGTTAATATTTATATACGATAAAAAGTTATGGAAAACGAAAATAAAAGTTCTAAAAAAGGGCGTGTAGCCGGTAAACAATCAGACTCAATTTTAATTAAAGACGACATATTACTTCCATATGCAATATATGTAGAAGATTATGGCTATACTTTAGTCTCTTTAAATGGGGATAAAGAAACATCAGAAGGTTATTATACAGGGTTAGATAATTTACTTTCAAATTTAATTCGAAAAAAATTAATTAAATCACCAAAAACTGTAACATTGAAAGAATATATGAAAGAATATATTGCAATGGGTACCCAAATTTCAAATTTATTAAAAGCATGATAGCACCATTTAACAGCATCATCGTTAAACCATACGATGAAAAAGAAACACAATACGGAAATATTATAATCCCTGATATGGGAAAAGAAAAAGCACTACGAGGCATAGTAGTAAAAGTAGGACCAGGGAGATACTCAGTCACAGGTAATTTCATCCCTACAACAATCCAAGAAGGAGATGAAGTGCTTTTACCTCAATTAGGTCCAGTAAGACTAGAAATAGATGGTGTAGAATACATCGCTTGTGATGAAGAAAAAGTATTAGTAATTTTAAGTAAAAATAATGAGTAAAATAATAGAATTCGACCAAGAAGCAAAATCAAAACTCCAAAAAGGAGTTAATAAATTAGGAAATGCCGTATCGTGTACATTAGGTCCATTTGGGCGAAATGTGTTATACGAAGAAAATGGCGAAATTAGATCCACTAAAGATGGGGTGTCAGTTGCGAAATCAATTACACTAGATGATCCTATTGAAAACATTGGAGCCGAAATTGTAAAACAAGCAGCTATTAAATCAGCATCTCAAGCTGGAGATGGTACAACTACAACAACTTTGTTAGCACAAACTATGTTTAACATGGCTTTGACTGATATAACAAGAGGATCTAATGTTGTTGAAGTTAAAAAAGGAATGGAGCAGGCAGCTAAAGAAGTAATAGAATATCTTAGAACAAAAGTTAGTAAAGATATAACTGATGAAAAACAATTGCAACAAATTGCATCTATATCTGCTAATAATGATGAAATAACAGGTAAGATTATTGCTGAAGCGCTTAATAAAGTAGGTCGCGATGGTGTTGTTTCTATTGCTGAAAGCAAAACAGGAGATACTTATCTTGAAACTGTAGAAGGAATGCAGTTTGATAGAGGTTATAAATCACCTTACTTTGTAACTAATAACCAATCAATGCTGTCTACATTAGAGAACCCAAGTATTTTAATTTATGATGGTAAAATTAATACAGCAAAAGAATTAATCCCTACATTAGAAAACATATCTCAGAAAGGAACATCGTTATTGATTATTGCTGAGGATATTGAAGATGAAGCGCTTGCTACTCTTATTGTTAATAAAATGAGAGGAACATTGAAAGTATGTGCTGTAAAAGCTCCTGATTTTGGAGACAGAAAAACTGCTATTCTTGAAGATATAGCAACAATTACAGGTGGTAAAGTAATGTCTAAACTTAAAGGGCATAATTTACTAAAAATGACATCTTTAGATGTTGCACTGAATTTAGGAACAGCTTCTAGTGTTAATATTGGTAAAGAGCAAACTACTATAATTGATGGTAAGGGAAATGAAACAGAAATTTTAAACAGAGCTGAAGATATTAAAAATCAACTTGATAAATCCACTTCAACATTTGAAACTGAAAAACTTCAAGAACGTTTAGCTAAAATGACTTCAGGTGTAGCGATTATACATGTAGGTGGTTCTAATGAAATAGAAATTAAAGAGTATAAAGACAGAGTAGAAGATGCTTTGTTCGCTACTAAAGCAGCTATCGAAGAAGGAATTTTACCAGGTGGTGGATCAGCATTATTGTTTGCAGGAAAAAGTATATCATCAAATAAAAATGCTTCACCACATTTTAACATTGGTAAAAACATAGTTAAAGAATCATGCATTGCTCCGTTTATGAAAATAATGAGTAATGCAGGAATGTCTGAATCTGAATGTCATAGTATAATAGGAGATTTTAGAGGTAAAAGTAATTGGACAGGATTTAACCCTAAAACAGATAAGATTATAAATATGTTAGAACATGGTATTTTAGATCCTACTAAAGTAACACGTCTGGCATTAGAAAATGCTATAGCTGTAGTTGGTACACTTATTACTACTGAAGCAGTAGTATATAATAAGCCTGAACCAAAATCAGATAAAAACGAAGATTATAACGGAATGTAATTATGTTATCACAAGAAGAACTAATACACTTAATGTCTGATTCACCATCTAACACTCCATATGACATTGGGTGGAATATGCTTATTGTTTATGTTTTAAAAAACAAAGACAAAGAGGAATTCAGTCTAATAAAATGTTACGAAAGCAATTCATTATTAAACAATAACGCTGATTCTACTGTTATAGGATGGAATGATGCACTATTTAGAATATTAAATGGTCCTACAACAGAAGATACTTTGCAAGAAAGAATATTTAACAATATTTACAATAAACAAGTGTTAAAAATGTTAAAAGAATATAAACAGAATAAACAAATAGATTGGGCTAAATTGTTAATAAATTCAGAACATAACGATAAATTAATTGAATATTTTGATCTTGAGTACGTTAATGAATCATGTATGAAAACTGATTTAAGTAATAATACTATTACACCAACATCGTTTGGTAAAAACATTTTTACAACAAGTGCTGTTCAAGCAATCCCCTACAGCTATAATAATACAGGTATGTATATAGGGCACTCATCAAAAACAACAAGTGGTATAAATGAGGGTTTAATTCAAAATTAAATATGATTAAGCAACACACTAGGTGGGTAGATAAATACCGCCCTTCATCTATAAACGAGTATATAGGTAATGACGTTATAAAACGTCAAATATCTAAATGGGTATCTAATGAAGACATACCACACTTACTATTTTCAGGTACACCAGGTACAGGTAAATCAAGTTTAGCTAAACTTATTATTCAAAATATAAGTTGTGATTTTTTATACATAAACGCTGCTGATGAAAACGGGATAGAAACTATACGTGAAAAAGTAAAACGTTTTGCAGTTGCTGGAACATTCAAGAAAATAAAAATAGTAATATTGGACGAGGCTGCTTTTTTAACAAGGCAGGCTCAACCAGTATTGTTAAATATATTAGAAGAATATAGTGTTAACACTAGGTTTATTTTTACAACAAATGATGAATCAGCAATAATAGAACCACTAAGATCTAGATGTGAAACATATAAAATTGTTCCTCCTTCTAAACAAGAAGTAGCAGAACAAATATCTATCATTTTAGATAAAGAAAACATATCATACAAAATGACTGACCTAGTACCATTAGTTAACACACAGTATCCTGATATCAGGTCGTGTATTAAAATGGCTCAAGCTTTATCATTCGAAGGCAAACTAGAAATAGATTTAGACAAACTTAACGATAGCGGCGTATCAAATAAAATAATTTCTATCCTTAAAACACCAACAAAAACAGCTTGGTTAGATATAAGGCAGATTGTTTCTAACGCGCATCTTAAGAATTTTGAGTTCATATACCAAAACATGTATAAATCGTTTTCTTCGCCAGAAATCACGTTAATTCTCGCTGAATTTCAATATAAATCTGCGTTTGTGCCTGATAAAGAAATCAATTTTATGGGTTTAGTAGCTGAAATACTAAAACAGAATAGTTAAAAAATGTGTTGTATAAATCACTATGAATTGTGGAAAAATGCTATAGAAACATCTACAGATTTTAGAGGGTGTTTATTTAGTATTTGGTCAAAGGAAGACAAAGTTAAAATGCTGTACGTATTAAAACAAGTCTACAATAAGTAAAAATAAAAGTTATGTTATCCCAAAATCAACAAACTACATATCATGATATTAATGAATATGCTAGAACAACATCAAAAACAGTACTAGAATATTTAGTAACTCTTGAAAAGTTATTAATAGGGACACCTGTTGATGATGTAAGAATACATTCATTAAAAATGTACAAAGGAGCAATGGGTTCTGTTAGAACAACACATTGCTGTCCTAAAGGACAACAATGCACTGGATGGAGCACACCTCATAAAAATGAAATAGGGTGGAATGGTAGAGTACAAATAGCATACCATAAAGAACCTGATACATTTGGTTCAGAACCATTTAGGTATTTATCTATCAATAGTGGAACTGGTGGGTATAATGGTGATAGAGGAGGTTTGTATAAGTGTAACTATGATTCAACAATGTTTATTAAAGACTTACCATTAGTATATAAATCATATTTAGATTACATTAATGAAGTCAAACCATTAATAGATATGATGAATAGTAGTGATAGCAAATCAAACGAATTAGGAAAAGGTGTTTTAGCTGCAGGTCATTATGATAAAGCTATAGAAGAAATAGTAAATATTTTAACAGGATATAATTTAAAACAACAACCAGTGTTTATACACACAATATACCCATACATTAATTATACTAAGGATAGAGAAGTATGGAGTGAAAATAATAACATTCCTTGGAATATAGAAGATAAATTTTTTAAATACGGATAAAATGGAACAACAACCAAAAATAAATGTAAATGTGAAAGATACCACACCAATAGAGTGTGATGAATGTAAAGGGCAAGTGTTTGTAGAAGGACTTATGCTTAGAAAACTATCAAAGTTTTTAGCTGGAACTGAACAAGACGCTGTTATACCTATACAAGTGTTTGCCTGCCAAAAATGTGGGCATGTAAATAATCAATTTTTACCTGCTGAAATAAAAGAATAAATGACGATATTTGACCATATTAATAATATAACGTATTCTAAAATAGAATGGGATTCATTATCCAATGATGATAAAAAATCATGGGAAACATATATGATTAATAGGTTTATTTCACAAAAAGTAGAATATATAGAGTTAGTTAATTTTATTCAAAAATATTCATTTCTTGAACCTAAATATGTGTATAACATATATAAAGGTTTATTACCTAAACAACGTGAATATTTCAAATATGTTAAAGCTAAATCTAAAAAAACTCAAGCAAATGAAGATATAAAAGCATTAGCTGAGTATTGGATGTGTTCATGTAGTGAAGCAGTAGAATATATTGAAATTTTACCTAAAAAAGAAATCAAAGCAATATTGGAACAAATAAGATGAGTAAACTGAATCTAAAAGATTTTAAACCTAAAGAAGTAGATTTTTCATACCAAAAAGTAGTATCATACTCAGCTTACAGTGTTTATAAACATTGCCCTTTTAAATGGTACTTGCAGTATCACAAAAAAGAACTACCATATGAACCTAGTATAAGTACTATCTTTGGAACTGCAATGCATAACGTGTTGCAAATGTACATAAAAACAGCTTATACCGAATCATTTTCGAAAGCAGATGAAATAGATATGTTTGAAACACTTCAGGATAAAATATCAGAAGAATATAAAATACAGTTTACTAAAAATAAAAATGTTCACTTTTCTAACCCTACTGAATTAAATGAATATCGTGAAGATGGTGAAGCTATACTAAAATGGTTTAGTTCACATCGAATGGAGTATTTCTCTAAAAAAGGATGGGAATTAGTAGGTATAGAAATGCCTATACAAAAAGAAGTAAAACATAATTTGTTGTTTCAAGGATATTTAGATATAGTACTTTATAATTTAATAGAAGATAAAATACTTATTATAGATTTAAAAACATCTAAACAATCATGGGGTGATTATCATAAAAAAGACAAAACAAAACAGCATCAATTAATGATGTATAAACATTATTTTGCTGAATTGTATGGTCATCCTATAAAAAACATAGATGTTAAATTTTTAATACTTAAACGTAAATTATATGAAAATTTAGATTTTGCTCAAAAACGAATACAAGAATTCATACCACCTAATGGTAAAAACAGTGTAAATCAAGCCGTAACATCATTTGACGAATTTCTAGCTGAATGTTATGATTCAAACGGTAAAACCATTGAAAAGGAATACGTTAAACAACCAGGAAAGTTGTGTGATTACTGTAAAGCGTTTGAGAAAAACTTATGCGATAAAAACCAAAACCAAACAAAATAAAATAACAAGTTATGAGTAAAGAAGTAATGCTTCCAGTGCCAATGAGTAGAACAATGTATCTACCAACACAAGTTTCACAAGAGTCAATGTTTATGTTGACTAAAGCTATCATTGATATTAATCAAAATGATAGACTCTTAGAAAAAGTCTATGCATTAAATGGTTTAATATATGAAGCAAAACCCATCAACATGATGATAGATTCATACGGTGGTCAAGCATACCAATGCTTTGGATTAATTTCAGTAATGAAAGCATCAAGAACACCTATTCACACATTTGTAACAGGATGTGCTATGTCATGTGGGTTTTTAATTTTAATTCATGGTAACAAAAGATTTGGTTTCGAATACTCTACACCATTATATCATCAAGTAAGTGCTGGTGCTATGGGTAAATTAAAACAAATGGAAGAAAGTGTTGCTGAAACAAAAAGACTTCAAGCTATCGTAGAAAAAATGACGCTAGAAAACACCAAAATTACTAAAGACAAATTAAAAGAAATCTATGAAAAGAAAATAGATTGGTTTATGTCTGTTAAAGAGGCACAAAAATTAGGTGTTATAGACGAAATAATAACACATTTGGATTTCTAAATAAAAACAAATTGAAGGTGTTATCTGAAAAGGTAACACCTTTTCTATTTTTCGTATATACTCATATATTTATATTCGAATAATATGAAAAATAAGAATGAAGCCAAATTTAATTTTGACATCTGTAAAAGTAGACGCAAACACATTTGATGAATTTAAGATAATTACAATTAAAACTAAATTCAACCTGCAAAAAATGGTTGATAGAGCAATGTACTTATACGTAACATCAGAAGATTTTCGTAAACAATTACACAGCATACCTGAACTAAAACCTTCAGGTAGCATTTAAAACAAACAAATAAATAATAAAGGTTCTGCTCACTTTGAAAATACCCTGGTGTTAATGACACACTATTGTTTTTAAAGGCTGTAAAATAAATTTACAAAACCTAATAAAAAAATCAATGAATAACAATTTTAAAACAATTGGTTGTCACATTGAGCAGAACAAACGCAAAAAAATTCTTCTCTTAAGTGATGATCTTAGAATGCATAGTGGAATCAGTACAATGGCCCGTGAAATGGTTGTTGGAACATCACATCATTTTAACTGGGTTCAAATAGCAGGAGCTATTAACCACCCTGATAAAGGTAAAAAACTAGACATATCTTTAGATGTTAATACTTCTAATAATATAACTGATGCATCTGTTATGTTGTATCCTACAGATGGATATGGTTCACCTGACATGCTTAGGACAATAATGAGTATTGAACAGCCAGACGCTGTAATGATATTTACAGATCCAAGATACTGGATATGGTTATTTCAAATGGAATCAGAGATACGTAAAACAATCCCCTTAATATATCTTAATATTTGGGATTCTACACCTTCTCCATACTACAACCGAGCATATTACGAATCATGTGATGCCTTGTTAGCTATATCTAAACAAACATACAACATTAATAAAATTGTGTTAGGTGATCTAGCTAAACATAAAACTATACAATATACCCCTCATGGAATATCAGAAAAAGATTTCTATCCTATAACAACTCAACATCCTGAATGGAGTGAGTTTAACATATTTAAAACACAAGTATTAAATAACAAACAATATGAATTTGTATTGTTTTTCAATTCTAGAAATATTAGACGTAAAAACCCTGGAGATGTTATATTATCGTTTGTAGAATTTACTAAAACACTTCCTAAAGATAAAATAGATAAAGTTGCATTGTTAATGCATACAGATGCTGTTGATGAAAATGGAACAGATTTAAATGCTGTACGTGATTTATTATGTACAGAAGGACAAAACGTCATTATTACTAATAAAAAGTTTAATCCTAAACAAATGAATTGGTTATATAATATCTCTAATATATCTATGCTAATCAGTTCTAATGAAGGTTGGGGTTTATCACTTACAGAAAGCATGATGGCGGGTCGTATGATTATAGCTAATGTTACTGGAGGTATGCAAGATCAAATGCGTTTTGAAGATGAAAATGGTAAATGGATAGAATTTGATGAAAACTTCTGTTCAAACCATTTTGGTAAATATAAAAAATGTGGTGAATGGGCTTTACCTGTATTCCCATCAAACATATCTTTAGTAGGATCTGTTCCAACACCTTATATTTTTGATGACAGGTGTGACTTTAGAGATGTAGCTAAACAGATAAAAGTAGCATATGACTTAGGTGAAACAGAAAGACAACGCAGAGGTGAATCAGGTCGTAAATGGGTAACATCAAGTGAATCAATGATGTCAGCTGCTCATATGTGTGATAATATTATATCAGGAATCGATGATGCTTTAATGAATTTCGCTCCTAAAAAAACATTCGAAATCATAAAAATATCAGACTTACCTAAAGTAACTATTACACATCCAATAACATATTAAAAATGGATATTACAGAATCAATGAATAAAATCAGAGATATAAAAAAACACCCACATAGTGTAATTGAATGGATTCAAATGCAAAAAGCGTTCTTAGAATGGGCGCCTAAGTGGGATGTTATATATTCTAAATCAAATAAAATTAAATCAACAAATGCAATTAAAAATAAATAATCTCCCAACATGTATAGTTTATGCCCCTGTAGATTGCTACTCGGGCTATTCAGCACATAGTAGAGACATAGTAAAATCTCTCATAGAAATAAAAGGTAAAGAGTGGGATATAAAAGTAATGGCCTGTAGGTGGGGTAACACCCCACAATCATTTATTAAAGATAATTTTAATGAATGGGGGTTTATGCAAGAATATATAATTCCTGTAGGTCCATTAAATAAAAAACCTGAATATATGATCTGGATTACAGTACCTAATGAATTCCAAGCTATAGGAAACTATAACATAGGTATTACAGCTGGAATTGAAACAACAGTATGTGATCCTTCGTGGATAGAAGGATGCAATAGAATGGATCTAACACTTGTTTCATCTGAACATGCTAAAAACACATTTATTAATTCTAAATTTGAAAAAAAAGACCAACAAGGTAGAACTGTTGGGTTTATAGAATTAACAAAACCTGTAGAAGTTATGTTTGAAGGACTAGATGTAAATGTATACAATAAAAACAATATTGATGTTAATAGTGATGTTTACAAACAACTAGAAAGCATCCCTGAAAAATTTAATTTCCTATTTGTAGGGCATTACTTACAAGGCGATGTTGGTGAAGATAGAAAAAATGTAGGTATGTTAATTAAAGTGTTTTTAGAAACATTTAAAAACAAACTATCACCTCCTTCATTAATACTTAAAACTAGTGTAGGTGGATCATCAATAATGGATAGAGACGCAACACTAAAGAAAATAGACGCTATAAGAAGTACAGTAAAAGGAACATTGCCTAATATATACCTTATACATGGTGATTTATCAGATAAAGAAATGAACACATTATATAACCACCCTAGAGTAAAAGCAATGGTTAATTTAACTAAAGGAGAAGGATTTGGTAGACCACTACTTGAATTCTCAGCAACAGGTAAACCTGTAATAACATCTAACTGGTCAGGACATACAGATTTCCTTAAACCAGAATTTAGTTCACTAATAGGAGGAACATTAACTAAAGTCCATCCTAGTGCTGCTGTACAAAATGTTATACTACCCGAATCTGAATGGTTTACGATTGATTATCCCGCTGTAGCTATGACAATGAAAGATGTAATTAAAGATTATGAACTATATCGTAAAAAAGCTATAGATCAAGCTAATCATACAGTATCAAATTTTTCATTACAAACAATGAATAGTGTGTTTAAAAAATATTTAAACAACACTCCAACATACCCTGTATTTAAACCCATTAATTTACCAACCCTTAAAAAAATCCAACTACCAGAATTAACTAAACCTAGTTAACTATTTTCCTTGGTAAATTTAAAAAATTTAATTATATTATTATATTATGAAAGATAAACTTATAAACTGTGATAGGTGTAATTCACAAATGTGTTATGAAGTAGAAGTAGGAAACATAACAACTAAATCTTGCACATCATGCGGTTTTCAAACAAACAATTTACTGGTAGATGGAGATATTATTCTTCAAGACTATGAATCAACACTACCTGAATTATATAAAGATCTAAAACACATAGATGCAAACGGAAACGTTTGGTATCCATTAATAATGAACGTACCTGAAAAAGGTATGGTGTTTATTAATGGTAAATCTAAAGAAGAATGGGATTGGGCAGGTATGAAATCTACATTAGTAGAAGAAAATGAAAAACATTTGTTCCCTAAATCTCCATACAAAATGGATACTCAAACATTAAAAACGTTTGGTAAAGAAGGATTTGTACAAGCAATGCAACATGTAGGGTTATTATGAAAATAAGCTATTTAATTACTGTTTGTGATGAAGCAGATGAACTAAACAAATTGTTAGAACATCTAGAACCATTAATAGATGATAATGATGAAATAGTAATTTTAACTGATGAAAACAGAGTAACTAATGAAGTTAATGAAGTTATAAAGTGGAATGTGTGTAAAAACATATTCCACTATAAATCAGTATTAAACAATGATTTTGCATCATTTAAAAACAGTGGTTTAGCTAAATGTACTGGTGATTTTGTTATGCAAATAGACGCAGATGAAATACCTCATGAAAACATTATCAAAACACTAAAAAGCATTTTATATTCAAACCAAGAAGTAGATGTATATGGTGTGCCTCGAGAAAATTATGTATCAAATATAACACCAGCGCATATAAACAAATGGGGGTGGGTGTTAGATCAACAAAATAGAATAAATTATCCTGATACTCAATACAGAATATTCAGAAACAATGGTAAAATTAAATGGGTCAAACCAGTACATGAAATATTAGATGGTTATAATTCAATATCAGTTTTCCCTTATAGTACTGAATATTCATTGAATCACACAAAAGATATTCATAGACAAGAAGCACAAAACGATTTATATTCTAAAATTTAAAAATAAATGATCACACTTAAAGAAATAGGATATACAGGACGATTAGGAAACCAAATGTTTATGTATGCAACAGCGTTTGCTGTTGCTAAAGAAAAAGGATATACATTAGGTATATTCGAAGACAACATGAAAATATGGAAAGGAGATGGTTGTCTTGATTTAGGCACCAATGAATGGATACCATATGTTTGTGAACTAGACAAATTTAAAATATCATGTCATTTAACATATAAATGGGAACCTAAACATCAATATACTGAAACATCATTTAACTTTCAACCAGAAATATTTGACATAAAAGACGATACTAACTTAAGTGGTTATTTTCAATCATATAAGTATTTTGATAAATACAGAGAAGAAATAATTGAAGAATTTACACCTAAACGAGATATAGGATGGGTTGGTAAAGATAAATATGACGGGTTAATATCGCTGCATGTACGAAGAGGAGATTATGTAGGGCATCCTGGGTTCCCGACAATAGATCAAACATATATCATTAAGGCACTTAAAGAAGTAGAATTTGCTAATCATAGACTAGTAATATTTTCAGATGATATAAATTGGTGTAAACAAATGTTTGCTAATGATGAAAGAATAACATTTTTCTCAAATACTAATGATACTACAGTAGATGCTATTACTGAACTATGGTTAATGTCTCAGTGTGATCATAATATTATCTCTAATAGTTCATACAGTTGGTGGGCAGCATATTTAAATGCAAACCCTAATAAAAAAGTTATAGCACCTAAAAAATGGTTTGCAGATGATAGAGATACAACAGATTTATGCCCACCAGATTGGATAAGGATATAAATGTATAGAATAAAACCAATATGGCCAGGTTATTATATATTTCATGATAATCTTTTAAAGGATGCATTTGTAATAAACGGGCGTACTATTAGGTTTTTTTTAAATATAATAAAAAATGGTAAAACACATAATATATAAAAGGGAACATAATATATAAAGGGTTTGATGGTGAATGGGTTTTCATATCTATTAATGGTAATGTATCATGGATAAAAACTAAAACTATAAAACAATACATTAATTTAATAAAATATGATATTAGATATACAAACATATATTAAGCAATATAATTTAACACCTACTGGTGTTATACATGTTGGTGCCCATTATGGGCAAGAACATCAATTGTATAAAACATTAGGTTTACAACGAATAGTGTATTTTGAACCTGTTTTAGAAAACTACAATACATTATGGACTAATGTAGCAAGTGATCCAAATGTAACATTGTGGAAATGTGCATTAGGTAACGAAAACAAACATGTACATATGAATATAGAAAGTGTTAATCAAGGACAATCATCATCGATACTTAAACCTAAATTACATTTAGAACAATACCCACATATTGTGTTTGACAAAACAGAAGAAGTAATGATGTATAGGTTAGATGATGTAGATGTAGATTTAAAAGGATGTAATTTTATGAACATAGATGTTCAGGGGTTTGAATTAGAAGTGCTTAAAGGGTCTAGTCAAACATTACAATCAATAGATTTTATAATAACAGAAGTTAATAATGATGAAGTATATGAAAACTGTGCTAAAATAGATGAAATTGACAATTATTTAAGTAATTTTAATTTTAAACGTGTCGAAACATGTTGGGCTGGAGGAATATGGGGTGATGCATTATATATAAAACAATGATATTAGTTATTAATTATTTTAGCAACCATGATTTTAGTGATGAATCATACTTTATTATTAATACATTAACTGATAGAAAAATGGAAATATCCGCTAGTGTACGTAATAGTTTTAAAGATGCATTAACATATGTAACAGATAATTATAAAATACTATATAATAAACATCATGTTTCTCCTTATGCAACCCAAAACAATTTTTTAATATATAAATTTAATTATTTTACATTAAAAGAACTAATAAATCATTATGTACATAGTCAATTTTTATCAACAAAGTAACTACACTAATGAATCTCATTTTTTGTATATTATACACGCAAATGTTTATATAGAGATTCCTAATAACCAAGCTCGGTATATAAGAAACAACATTGAACCTAGTTGGGGTATGAGAATAGATTTTAAATCACCATACCCATATCAAAATGGATGTATTTCATATGAAATATGCCCTTTATTAATAAAAGATATTATAGACTTAAGTAAACATAAAAAATGAACAATAAAGGTATAGTAAATATATACGATAACCATAATTGGGATAATGAAATATATTTGTTTTATTGTGGTAATAAATTAACAAATACAAGAATCAGTCCTCAAATATACGGTTCTATTAAAAACTATTTAACAGTAATACACTATAACTTTTTACTCGACATTAATGTTCAAAATTATATAAAAGAAAACCCCCAATACAATGCATCTATTAATTATGTTATTAAAAGCTTTAAAAAAATACAAAACGAAATTATGGAGACAAGAATGTTAAACATAACTCAACAGCAGTTAGAAAAAATAGATATAGGGATGTACGAAGACATTCTTAATAACTTAGGAGGATTTAAAGAATGGTTCCCTTCTCCACCTGGAAAAGAACATTATCGATTATTAATACACATATCAAACATGTTTAATAATATAAACATTTTAGATGTAGGGACTAATTATGGGTGTAGTGCACTTGCATTAGCAAATAACCCATCAAACAAAGTAATATCATACGATATTGTTAAACATCCCGAAACTGAGCATATAAAGTGCTCTAATATAGAATTTAGAATAGGTAATGTGTTATATAATGAAGAAGTTATAAAAAACTCAAAGTTAATAATGTTAGATACAGCACATGATGGAACATTTGAAAATGAGTTTTACAACAAACTAAAAGAAATTCAGTGGGAAGGAATGTTGTTATTGGATGATATTAAATTAAATAACGCAATGGAGCAGTTTTGGAAAAATATCCATCATGTAAAATATGATTTAACACATTTAGGACATTTTACTGGAACAGGATTAGTAATGTTTAGTAACAATGGGTAAAAGTTTTGCTGTTTTAGTCACAAATAAAGCAAATATAGCAAATATATATATTAGGTATTATAAATCATTAATAAAAATTAATGTTGGCAAAGCACCAGTAGATAGTACAATTTATGCTATTTTTCCTATGGGTAGAACAGTAATATCTGATGTACGTGATTGGGATGATGTTTTATACTATAATTATTCTAATGTATTAGATAATAAGTTAATATCAGTTTTTAATATATTAAACGATGAACACATTAATTGGGGTACTTAGAATAAGTAATAAATATGATCCCGATGAATTAGTTGTTATAGATATAATTAACAGTAATGTTTACTATATTAATACTCTTAATAGAAAATTAGGAGATAAATTGTTAATTAATAGTAGAATAATGCTTGATGATGTTTATGATTCTGATCTTATAAAAAGCTACATTGGTTCATCAATGTTTATTAACAGCGATTTATTATATATATTTTCATTTTTAAAATCAAAATAACTATGACTATTCATGTAAAAGTATTAATTGGTTTAACTGTATTTATGTTGTGTGGGTGTAGTCCTAAAAAAACAAATTTTCAAGGTTACTTAGTAGCGAAAGAGTATACACCCGAGCATATGAGTGATGAAAGTGTTGAAACATATAGTTACGCAGTTGTTGCTGTTCCTAATAACTACCACCCATCATCAAAACCTCATAAAATTGAAGCCGAATGGGTTTGGTATATAGCAGATAAATATGGCGTTGATAGGGTTAATGTTCATCCTAACCAGTTCAATACTAAAAAATTAGGCGATTTTGTACTTTATAATTACTAAAAAATATGAACAAACCTAATATTTTATTTGTGTCACATTTAAATGGTAAAAACTGTTTATATTTAGACGACACCTTTTATTGTTACGTAAATGGTTTCCATTATGCACCTAATAGAATAACAATAAGTGAAGCACATATACATAAAAAGTTAGGAACTTTACCTATAAAAATACACACAACAACATCAGTATTATGTTATGATATGTCAAAACAATCATTAAAAGAATTAATTAATAAAATGTTATCCCTTAAAATAAAATGAGATATTTAATTAGTATAGAAAATGAAGGAAAATGTTTATTTTTTATAAATAAAAAAAGAATATTAATGAGTAAAGATGTATTTGAAATATACAGAGAATTATGTGTTTTATGTAACACACCTCAATTTTCACTTATGCATAGACCAGCATTGCAACCAAAAATATATGATTCTACTACATGTAGCAGTATATGTTACCCATATGATATGAATATCCTTATAAAATATTTAAAATAGTGGGAAATAAATACTACATATCAGCTATTTGGTTAGACCGTATCCTTATAGGATGTTTTATTAACAATTTACAACTAACAACTTTTAAAGTACCTCTTAATGAAATAATAGACCAAAAACACATCAGATTAAAAGATATACCTAGAGAACTACGACCTGCTATGTATGACGAAGAAAAACATTATAGTCAATGTTACGTAATGCCTGATTTAAAGTACCTAATAGAAAAATATACAATATGGAAATATTATTCATAACAAATTATAATTCTATAGCTAAAGCATCAGGAGGTTATATCTCGGATTACCAGAACGATTTATTATTTCATGGATTGTATGAGCTATATGGTATTAATGTAGTAGATAGCACCCCAATAGTATCTTTATATAAAGAATATGAATCTATAATAGATAAAAGATCATTATGGGGTGGGTTTACATCATTTTATCTTATAAACAAAGATTTAGTAGATAGAACAGATATAGAACAAAAAATACAAAATAAATATTACGATTATGTTATTTATGGTGCATGGAGAAGATGTAAAGATTACTATCCATTAGTAACAAAACATTACTTACCAACTGAAATAGCTTTAATAGACGGTAATGATGATATATTAATAGATAATCCTGGAAATGTTTATTTTAAAAGAGAATTAATCTTAAACACACTAAACATACATCCAATATCATTTGCTATACCTGAAATAAAAATAACTAAAAACATAAACCTAAACAAAATACAAGATTACGCTACAGTAATACCAGGGCAGCCTGAAACATATGTTTTTACTAATGAAAATGATTATTATAAAGATTATCAAAATTCATATTTTGGTGTTAATATGAAAAAAGCAGGCTGGGATACTATGAGAATATATGAAACACTTGGAAATGGTTGTTTACCATATTTCACAGATATAAAAAATATGCCTGAAATAGCATTCCCTAACATACCTAGAAAATACTTAACACAATCTTATGAGTTAGCTCATAATTTTGACGAAACAAAATATTATGCTTTATTAAATGAAGTTTTTAAATATACTAAAAACAATTTAACAACAAAGCATTTAGCACAAAGAGTAATAAATAAATTAAATGAAATCAATAACAGAAACGTATAATGAATTATGTAACACACCTAGTGATATACATGAGCATTTACCAACATTAGCAACATTAACAGCTGATTGTAATCACGTAACAGAAATGGGTGTAAGATGGATATGTAGCACATATGCCTTTTTACAAGGTAAACCCGAAAAATTAATATCGTATGATATTGAAAATCCATCACATTGGGGAGCAGATATAAATAATGTCTATACTTTAGCCGCTACTGAAGGTATAGATTATTCTTTTATTCAAGCATCTACACTTGAAGTAGAAATAGAACAAACAGACCTGTTATTTATAGATACATGGCATGTCTATGATCAATTAAAAAGTGAATTAAATCTACACCATCACAAAGTAAATAAATATATTGTAATGCATGATACAACATCATACTGTTACTATGGTGAATCAGAAGGACACCAAGGATTGTGGCCAGCTATAGATGAATTTTTAGACGAACATCCTGAATGGGTATTAAGCGCTAGATATACTAATAATAATGGGTTAACAATATTAATTAAAAAATGATATTAGAAAATATAATAAACATATCGTCATTATGCATTACTGGGCATATAGGAAATATGAATGATATATCTAAATTTAGACAATACTATCAATATAATTCAAATTTTATAAATAAATTTAAAACTAAACATTTTATTATTAATTTTGAAGAAACAAATAAGTATAAGTTATTTGCTGAATTTATAAGGCATTACGGAAGTTATATCCCATTATGGGAAAATAGAGGACATAATTTTGGTTCTGCTGATTTAGATAATAAAGCATTTGATTTTTGCAAAGAAACAAACAAAAAATGGATGTGTAAAATGTCTATGGATGTTATAGTTGAACCAAATATTTCAAAAATGTTATCATTAGAAGTACCTGATGATGTTTCTTTTTTATATATGAATGGTATAGGTTATGGTGGGATGGAAAAATATAATTTTGATTATAATGAAATAATTAAAAATGATTTTTACCCTCAAACTAATTTTTATTTTATAGACATATCAAAGGTAGATTATTTAAATAATAAAAAATACATAAACGAAACATATGAAATAATTAAAAATACACCTTCATATAATGGGAAAGTATGGGAATATATACCAGGGTGGTCATGTGAAGATTTTCTTAAACAATGTGTATTAAGAAATAATCTTAAAAAATACCACTTAATATCAGATGAATCTTATTTTAAATTATTAAACGCAGTAGAACATAATTATATACACGATCCTAGTCATAAAAATATTATGATTGATAGTGTTTGTCATTTTCATGATAATAATAAAAACGTTTTATACATATGATGAATATAATATATAGAATATCCGATAGTGGATATGCAAAAGTAAAACCTAAATATATAAATAATTCTCAATGTTTAGAAAATGCATGGAGAATGTTTAACCCTACATTTGATCCTAATATTAGATGGCATATAATTGCTGATAATGTTTCAAGTGAAACAGAAAAAATGATTCCTAGAGTAACTCGTACAGGTTATTTTACTTTAGATAAAGTGTCTGTTGGACATGGTGCCGGCACATTTAATTTAGCATTAGATTATGCTTTAAAATTAAATAGTGAGGATATTGTGTATTTTGTAGAAAATGACTATATACATAAACCTAAATCTAACAAAATAATTTATGAAGCATTGAATTTAGGAGCTGATTATGTTACATTATATTTACACCCTGATAAGTTTATACCACCTCAAAACGGTGGTAATCCTAATGTAGATAGCGATGGTGGGTATTTAACAAAAATGTACAGGGGTGAAAGTGAATTGTTTGCACTATTTGATAGCACAACAATGACGTTTGCAGCAAAAGTTAAAACACTTAAAGATGATGAACAAATATTACGTTCGTTTACATTAGGAACATACCCTAGAGATTACGAAATGTTTACAGCATTAAAACAAAAAGGTAAAGCGCTGTTGTGTCCTCTAAATTCATACTCAACTCATGGTGAATCTTTACATTTAGCACCATTTACTGACTGGTCAAACATATAAAACATTGTTTATGAAAGTTAATTTTAAATATTATTTGTTAAATAAGGTATTCAAGTTATTAACAATAAAAAACATAAATTGTAGTATTACAGAAATATTTTTATACAGAGCACTTATTATAATACATGCTAAAGATATATATTTAACACAATCACAATGTGGAAGGTTAATAAGAAAAATAGTAAACGGTGGATTCTTTGTTAAAGAAGATGAATTAAAAGAGTGGTCTGAAGAAGAAAGAAGATGGACCTACCATATAATTCATAATTACCATCATTTAACATGGTTAAACAAACATAAGGGTTATAATTCATCACCTAAAGTAGAACATAAAGATAATAAATATATAAGGGTTGGTAATGGTGGAGGTGGTCAATCATCTATCAGATATCCTAAAAAAGGACATAAAAATGCATGGAAAAACTTTTATAAAATATTTCCACACTTAGACCCAACAAAACCTGAAGAAGTACATATTTCACCAGAAGCTCAACAAATCTTAAATATTTATAAATAAATTATAAAAATGGCTCGCTTAAGTTTCAATGACATCGAAAAATACACATCAGAGGTGTCTCAACATAAACAAAAATTCAAGAAAAAACCCAAAAAATCTAATATTTATCGTCGTAAAGACGATAACGATGAAAATATTTCAAAACAATTCAAAAAGAATAACTAAAATTTTGATGACTATCAAACTTAGTGTGGCTAGTATATCAGCATCAGCGTATGCTATGGGTAACGAAAAATTCAGTTTTTGGTTATTTGTATCAACAGGGGTACTAGACATAATAGTGTCAGCGTTATCATCAGAAGAACAAGCATAAAAAATGGAAAACAATATACAAAATCCTAAATTAATAGTAGCTGTAAATAAAAACCCCACAAAAGTGGGTGTAAAGGTTCAATTTAAATTTCCATACGAAATTGATGATGAAGACAGAGATGCTTTAACACATAAATTGCAAAGCAAACTATCTAATGGTTTAGAAAAAAATAAAATGACTATTAACCTAGATACAGACATGTCTGACAAAAGTATAATCAGTTTTTTAATCCCTATAGCTGACATCAGAATGATAGTTAAAGAAGCATTAACAGGTAAAGAAGAAACATTGTAACATTAATATTTATTCTTAACTTTTCCTTTGTTTAAATATAAAACTTTTCGTATATTATTTAAGTATGAACAGAAAAAGAAAAATACCAAATTTACAAATATTTGCATCAGGAAGTATAGCAACCTCAGCATTAGTTAATTCAGAGGAATTCAAATCAGCAACATATAATGAAACACTGTCAGCTATACACAGTAGTATATCTTTAAACAAACAAACAGCAACATTAGTTGAATTAGGACACACTGGTAAGTTTATTGATATTAATAAAAATGAATGGGTGTCTTCACTATCACAAGCATTAAAATATTTTGAAAACAAAAGCGAATACGAAAAATGTGCTAAATGTGTTAGTCTTATTGAAAAAATAAACAAAAACAAATAAATTTATGCTAAACTTATTCCATAGTTCATATGGGTTTTATTCAAAAGCAGACCCTACACATGAATTAATTAATGTTATATCTGAATCTAGCAGATTAACAGCAGCAAAGTATTTTGCAGCAAAAAAACAACTTGATTTAAAAACATTTCTGAAAATATACTCAGTAACCCGTTAAAAAATGACTGAAAGTAGTTTTGATAACAACATTAAAAATGTTAAAACAGCTTTTGATGAATTGTTAAAAGCAGATACTACTATTAAACGTAGGAAAAAAACAGCTCTTGATCAAGAACGAGTTGAATTTATTAAAATGGTCACATCATTAGACGCATTAGATAAAAGAACAAATTTAATAGCAATTGCGTTAGATTTGACTGAATATGAAAAACCATTTTATGAAATAATTGACATGTTGATTGGTAGACTTTATAGCAAAAGTGCACTAAACTTGATATACTATTATATTTATGAACGTATGAATCCAGATGGTTCAGTAAATTATTTACAAGGACCAGATGGTAATCCATTTACAATAACCTCCCCAGAACAACTGTGGGAAATTATTAACATAAATCCAGACATTTGAAAACAGCGAAACCATTTACCAAAGAAGATATATTAAGAGCACATGCAGTAACAAAATCTGCACATGCAGCAGCAAGATATTTACGTTGTTCATATCAACATTATATAAAATACGCCAAAATATTTACTAATGAAGATGGAATAACATTGCTTGAAGCACATAAAAATCCATCCGGTAAAGGTATCCCTAAATTCCTCACAAGCAAAGGCAAATTCCCAGCAATAGAAGATATTATAACTGGTGTAGCATCAATAGACAGTTTTGAACCAGCTAAAATAAGAGACAAACTCATTGCAGAAGGATATTTACGTGAAGAATGTTACATGTGTAGTCATGCTGAACGTAGAGTAATAGATTTTAAAATGCCTTTAATTGTGCATTTTAAAGATGGTAATAAACGTAATTGGGGTGAAACTAATACAGAATTATTATGTTATAACTGTTATTTCCTATATGTTGGGGATATATTTACCGCAAAACAAATAAAAGGGTTAGAAGATTATAAACCACCATATAAATCAGACACAGTAGATTGGGAATTAGATGACGTGTTTAAAGAACATTTAATGAATCTAGGTTTAATGGATGGAACAGATGAAAATGATGGATCAGAATATATTTCACGTAAAAAATAAAACATATATAACATAGTTATAAA